CCATTCATCAAGTGCGGTACAACCAATCTGTTCTGTTTGACCATCGGATGGTATGAAACTCATACCGTAGTCATAGAACGTGGTAAATAAATCAACATTGTTTTCATTTTCTTTTGCAAAGAAACGTGAGTCACCGACCCTCTCCATTACTTCTATGCCTAGTTCGTCTTCAATCTCCTCAAAGAGTTCAACGTAACTCTCTACGTCCATACCAATCTTTTTGGCAGCTGGTCCGTATCTCCACTTTGGGTCACCGAAAAGCGCCCACTCACCGTAGGTGTCCCTGTCAGGCCACTCCCTACGTATATATATTTCACCCTGTTCTGTTACACCAGCCCACAGGGCTACATAGTTCCTGGCAAAGGCTGGGTCCACAACCTGATACCAGGTCATTGTATTCAAGGCTGGGAATACCATACCGTGCCTGTTGGGTTCCTCGCTAAGAACATTTAACTCAGGTGAGAAGTTAGGTATCAATGAAGTCATTGACTTAGTAGGTAACCCGTAGGCACGAACCATTATCTTGTCCTCGTGTTCGTTCCTTAGATCCTTGGCTATTCTGTCATAACCGCCAAATGGATTCTCATCCGAGTGCAGATAAACAATACCAGCATCTCTTTCTGGACTGTATTGCTTTACTGGTACATCTTTACCTAGAAGCTCTGCGTGACGGTTCTCTAATGTTTCAGCGCCCTTTAGGTACTCGGAAACAAATGGTGTGTATCCATCAATAGGAGTAAATCCCAGGATCATCTTACTGTTTCTTGTAGCTAATCTAAACCTAAGTGTATTTACCAGGGCAGCATCACCTAGGTACTCATCCAGCCAGGCTCCTAGATTTATACTACTGGATTTCTTGAAGCCGAACTCAAAGCCCTCCAAGATAGTCTGGTTATTACTGAACTGTGTATAGGTCTTGAAGTCCACCCTAGTCCTGGTATCAGGAAAGATAAAGCTACTACCAGTAAAACCATTCTGCATACTGAAGTTAATATACCCCTCTATACTTTTGGTCTTCTTTCTGAACTCCTTAGGCATCATCTCCCAGACCGCAGCCTGTTGTACCTTTACGGATGTATCGGCATTCTGGCTGAAGCACACAACGTGTCCATCCTGGTTCTGTGTAACTGCCTGCATCAGCATCTTTGCACACCCAGTTGTTTTACCACTTCTGTTACCGCCGAATGTAATTACTTCATCGTACTTTTCAATAGCTTCACGCATCCTGTCCCAGCCAGGTAGATCAAAACCGTGACGTAATGGATCACTTTCAGCAGCACGTATTCTACCCTCGTGAGCCTCGTGCAGACTGTATAACAACTTGGGATCAATCTCACCAAGCGCTACTATATCTTCATCTGATGGCGGTTGAAGTATTGGGTGCTTAGTGAACAATAGTTCCATCTTCATCCTCTTCCCTGTCATCCTCTCCCCAGTCAATATCTAGACTCCTGTCATCTAGTTTTACCTCCTGGTGCATTTCACTAATAAGCATCCTGCCACTGGGTAGGTGATCGTAATCAAAATATACTTCTCCCTCTTCATTCATTACTATGAAGCACCAATGCTCGAAGTGTTCACCTAGTATTCCACTTACTTGGTCATAGATTGGATCATAGCTGTCATCTAGTATTGACCTAGGCATCCTGAACCTCCGCTTCTATTATCTTTGCCTTCTGTATTCTTTCCCTAGCTGCCTTGATGGTAGCCTCGTATTCATCCTGTGTATATACCTTTCTGTCCTCAGTAATCTGGGTGGCTTCGCCCCTAGCTGTCAGAGCTTCCCTAGAAGCATTAGCCTTGGCTATTGATAGCTCCTTGAGATCCCTGAAACCTACCTCCATCTCTGGGTCATTCTCCATTCTGTCACGGACCTTATCAATAAGATCCTCTTCTAGACTGGAGAGGTTCAAATAGTTCTTGGCAGCTAGCCTACCACTGAGTTCCCTGAACTTACCTATGTGGTCAGCGTAGTCAGTAAGGATACTTATTACTGTAGTCCTGTCGAATCCGTACTTCTTGACTATCCTAGTCTGGCTGTTACCTATACTAGAAAGATATAGAATCTCAGCTACCTTGTCAGGATTATGTCTACTTATACTTCTGATCTGAAGGACTTCTTTCTCCCTGGCTACCTTTTGGATAGCCTCAGATATTTCCTTCATCAGTTCTTCCTTGTCTTCCATAATTGTATTACTAGTATCCTATCATACCTATGTCAATTTACTGTACCCCTAAAAAAGACTTGACAGGTTGTTTACCCATATGGTATACTATGTATACCTTAAGGAAGCCAAGCCATAAAGAACTAGTGAATGTAATGAACTGTCCTTAGAACTTCGCCCTTAATCATTATATACGTGTCTTAAGAAGTGGTATCCCTTTGATCAGGTTTCCTTAAGATGCGGTTTCCTTAAGGAATACAAGTCCACAACAGGGACGTTAGCTTCGCTAATTTTGTTCTAAGGTAAAGGCCTATGAGGGTACTATTTTTTTAAGGGCCGTCTGAAGATACATCTATCTAGCGCAACCGCACGCATTGACCCCCTCCACCCCATACTAGCGTGCACATATTGTGTAAGTCGTTGATAATCAACAAAACTTATTAGACATAATGTGTATTGTGCGTCCTTTTCCCTGTATATGAGGGGTTTTTCTTTTCTGTGAGGACGAGATGTATTCAGTCCACCATTCAGTCCACCATTCAATATCTATTTAGAATCATTCTAATTAGGGGATGTTTTGGGGGATAATGAAAAAGTGTTTCGTCCTCCAGCCCGCATAAACACTAGCATTTGAAAACTATTTGAAAGTTTTTTAAAAATAGTGCTTGACGTGTTTTGAGGTATATGCATTGTGGTAATTGTTCTTTGACAGTTTTACCGCTACCGACTCCGATCTCGGATGTCGACAGTCAGCATCTCTACCGCTCAGAAGACCCTCTGGGACTTGCGGATACATCTGATAACTCGGCAACCGATAGGGTGACACCTCGGATGGCTTCTCTGGAAGTGGAGAAGCGTGATGCACAGCACACTTGATGACGTAGCAAGGAGAACATAGGATTGTAACTCAGCCACACGACGTGAAGGTGACAAGCCCTGCAATGAGGAGTCCAATCAATCAATCAACCAATAAAAATTATGTATTCATATATATTCAAATCAGAATTCTTCGTTGTCCTTACCACTAGCAAGGATAACCAAATAACTAGGGACACGTTCAACACTCGCACAGCGGCAGAGTTATTCCGAAACGAAGTCGTAATGAAACGAGACGATGTCAAAGAAATTGAAATTCTTGTCCTTACCACTAGCAAGGATAACCAAATAACTAGGGACACGTTCAACACTCGCACAGCGGCAGAGTTATTCCGAAACGAAGTCGTAATGAAACGAGACGATGTCAAAGAAATTGAAATTCTTGAATTGCTTTCGCAAACATATTAAGTAATACCACAGCCGTGGCTCTTAGGGGTCACGGCTTTTTGGGTAGACGGACAAGCCGTCAAATTAACAATCAACTAATAAATATTATGGCAAAAACAAATATAGAAAAGGTAACCGAAGCAATGGATTTTGGTTCACCACTAAATCAAATAGTAATCCTTACAGCTATTGAAAAATACTGTAATGAAATCGCCAATCATAAAGGCCAGCCAGACAGCTGGGAAAAGGGTTGCGGTAATTTGATCGATTGGGATGCTTGGAAAGCCTCTGCTAAGGATATACAAAGAAAAGTATTTCACTCGGAGTAATCCACACAGCTCCATAGCTATTCGCTATGGGGCTTTTTGGGTGTAAGCATACTGCTTCTAATTAACAATCAACTAATATAAATTATGTCATATCTAAAAGAAAAACTAACCAAACGAGATGTCTCTGAAATATCGAAAGGAGTAACCGCAGTATTTGGACGCAGGGTCGGATGGCTGTATGAAGTAAACCATCATCCAGATTGCACCAAATATGACATAGCGACTCCTCTAAGGCATATGGTCGGAGAGATACCTGCTGACTACATAGACCCAGAATCGACACCTGCTTCTGGACATCTAGAAATTGTAGTTACTAACTCTCTCGAGTATATCGAGGACGCTCACTACAACTACTTTTACGCTCGTAAAGAAAACGGCAAGTGGATAGTCAGCGAATAAACCACACAGCTCACACTCTTCGGGGTGTGGGCTTTTTGGGTAAACGCACACTGCGTTCAATCAACAATCAAATAAATATTATGCGGGAATCAATAAACATAGAGGTCGAGCTGCGAGGCAAGACATTCTCT